GGAAGATGTCGCAGCTGCAAGCGGAGCAACCCAGCACCGGCTACGCCGAGTTCAAGCACGAGATCCTGAACGAGATCGCCCGCTGCCTGAACATGCCGTTCAACGTCGCGGCGGGCAATTCGTCCTCTTACAACTATGCGTCCGGTCGGCTCGACCATCAGACGTACTTCAAGGCGATCCGGGTCGAGCAGTCCCACATCGAAGATCTGATCCTCGACCGCTTGCTGGCCGCCTGGTTCGACGAGGCGGCGTTGATTCCCGGTCTGTTGCCCGCGGACCTCGGTCCGATCATTGCGCTGGAACACACGTGGTTCTGGGACGGCCAGGAGCACGTTGATCCCGCCAAGGAAGCCAACGCCCAGGCGACTCGCCTGGCTAATCACACCACCACGCTCGCCTTCGAGTACGCCCGCCAGGGGCGGGACTGGGAGGACGCCCTGCGCCAGCGTGCCAAGGAACTGGCGTTGATGTCCGAACTCGGGCTGACGTTGGCCACGGCAGGCCCGGCCCCCCAAACCCCGATTCCCGAGGAGAACCCCGATGCCGAAGAGCAACCGGCCGGCCGCCGTGCCGCCTGAGAATGCCCAGTTGAACCTGACCGCCCAGGCCCACATCGACCTCGAAGCGGGCGAAGCGGCGGGTACGGCGCTGCCGCGATTCCGCATGCTCGCGTACACCGGGGCACCCATGCGTGTTGCCGGTTGGCGACATCCGGTCGTGCTCGATCTCGCGGGGCTGTCGATTCCTTCGCAATCGCGGCCGATCCGCTTCGGCCACGATCCGCTCTCCGGCGTGGGGCACTCCGACACGATCCGGGTCGAGAACGGCCAACTCTCGGCGACGGGAGTGATCTCCCGCGACACGCCGGCCGCCCGCGAAGTCGTGGCTTCGTCCAAGAACGGCTTCCCTTGGCAGGCCTCCGTGGGCGCTGGGGTCGAAGAGTATGAGTTCGTCAAGGAAGGCCAGCAGGTGTTGGTCAACGGCCAGAGCTACACCGGGCCGATGAACGTGATCCGCAAGGCGACCCTCGGCGAGATCAGCTTCGTCGACCTCGGGGCCGATGGCAAAACCACGGCAAGCCTCGCGGCCCAGAACGGTGGCCCACAGTCGAACGAACCGTCGCCAGCTGTGACTCCCCCCAACAACGAGCCTTCCATGAAGCTGACGCCGCCGGTCACTGGTTCCACGGCTCCCGCGCTGACCACCGAAGAAGTGCGGGCGCAGGCCTTGGCAGAGACCAACCGCATCACGGCGGTGCGGCGACTCTGCGCCGGCCGCCACAGCGAGATTGAAGCCCAGGCGATCCGCGATGGCTGGGATGTGCAGCGCACCGAACTCGAAATCCTCCGGGCCAGCCGCCCTCGCACCTCCGGTCCCGGTTCGCACGATGGCGTCTCGACCCAGCGCATGCTCGAGGCGGCCTGTCTCATGACGGCCAAGCTCGGCGGCCTGGAACGGCAGTATGACGAGCCGACTCTCACCGCCGCCCACGAACGCTTCCGGGGGAGTCTCTCGCTGCAGGAACTCCTGCTTGAAGCAGCCTGGGCCAACGGCTACACCGGCCGCAACTTCCGCGATACCCGAAGCGTGTTGCGGTACGCGTTCGGCCAAGGCATTGAGGCCGGCTGGTCGACCGTTGACATCGGCGGCATCCTGTCAAACGTCGCCAACAAGTTCCTGCTCGATGGATTCTTCTCGGTCGAGCAGGTCTGGCGGAACATCTGCGCCGTCCGGAACGTCAGCGACTTCAAAACCGTGACTAGCTACCGGCTGATCGGTAAGGACCAGTACGAACTGGTCGCTCCGGGCGGCGAGATCAAGCACGGCACGCTCGGCAACGAGACCTATTCGAACAAGGCCGACACCTACGGCCTGATGCTCTCCATCGACCGTCGCGACATCATCAATGACGACTTGAGCGCGATTACAACCGTACCGCGGAAGCTCGGCCGCGGGTCGGGTCTCAAAATCAACGACGTGTTCTGGAAGACCTTCCTCGACAACGCCGCCTTCTTCACGGCTCCGCGGGCCAACTACCTCTCCGGGGCCACGACCGCCCTCGGCATTGATGGCCTGACGGCGGGGGAAGTGGCGTTCCTCGATCAGGTGGATGGCGACGGTAAGCCGATCGGCATCATGCCGGCGATCCTGCTGGTGCCGACGGCGCTCTCGGCCATCGCCTCGCAGTTGTTCAAGTCGCTCGAACTCCGTGACACGACGGCGAACGCCAAGTTCCCCGTTGCCAACCCGCACCAGGGGAAGTTCCGCGTCGAGGTCAGCCGGTATCTGGCCAACGCCCAGTACACGGGCAATTCGGCCAAGGCCTGGTACCTGCTCGCCGATCCGAGCGATCTGCCGGTGATTGAAGTCGCGTTCCTGAACGGTCAGGAGTCGCCGACCATCGAAACGACCGACGCCGACTTCAAGGAGTTGGGCGTGCAGATGCGCGGCTACCACGACTTCGGCGTGGCCCTGCAGGACTATCGCGGCGGCGTGAAGGCCAAGGGCGAAGCGTGATCGTGAGGCGTGATCTTCCTCAGGAGACGAAGCATGCCACTGGCATCGTATGTGGACGAAGGGGAGGCCATCGACTTCACCCCGGTTACCGCTGTCGCGGCCGGAGATGTCGTGGTGCAAGGAACGCTGGTCGGCGTGGCCCGCACGGCACTGGCGGCCGGACGTTCCGGATCGCTGGCGGTGCGGGGCCTCTTCGATGTGGTCAAGGGGGCCACGACCTTCGCGGCCGGGGCAGCGGTCTACTGGAATCCGTCGGGGCTGCCGCTGGGCGGCACCGCGGCCAACGGAGCGGCCGTGCCGACGAGCACCAGCGTGCTCCTAGGTTATGCGGTGCGGGCGGCCAGCGCCATTGATCGCACGGTTCGCGTGGCGGTGGTTTTACCCGGACTTCCCGGACCGCAGGGAATCCAAGGCAATCCAGGCCCGGTTGGACCTGCGGGGCCGCAAGGAGATCCCGGACCGACCGGGCGACCGGCCGGGATCAAGTACGAGTACATCGGCGATTCTGACGGTCCCGCACCCGGCCAGTTCAGTTGGAGCAACAGCTACGGTGCGTACCTGTTTCCCGTCACGGATCTGGAGGGCAATGACCAGTCTCCGGTCTGGTTCGCCTTGAACCAGACCACCGATGGCCACTTCCTCTTCCTGACCCTGGAAGCGGGCGGGCCGATCGCACGCCTGGACTTCCCCGCGGCGAGCAACGGCGGCAGCGTCTTCTACCTCTACGTCGGCAATCTCGGACTGACGCCCGGCATCTACTACGCCGTGCCGGTGATTCGCGGCATGAATGGCGAGGCGGGACCGGAAGGACCCTCGTGGATTCCGGCACCGCCCGGGAGCGGCACTTGGATCCTCAAAGCCATCGACGGCGCTGTGCAGTGGGTCGAGGAGTCGTGGAGTTCCTCGTCGTAACCGAACATTCGAACCCAACGAACAAGGAGCAGACTCGTGGCCAAGTTCATCGCGGACGGAGACTTCATCGACTACACGCCGGTGGCGGATGTGCCCTCCGGGGGCGTGGTCGTCCAGGGAGATTTGATTGGTGTGACCCGCAGCGACATTCCGGCGAATACGCCGGGCTCGCTCGCGGTGACGGGCGTCTTCGACTTCCCGAAGACTGCCGGCGGCGGGACCGCCATCGCCCTCGGCACCACGGTGTATTGGAACGCCGGTACGAGCGTCGCCACGGCGACCTCCGCGGGCAACAAGCTCTTGGGCAAGACCGTGAAGGCGGCGGCCGATGCCGACATCACGGTCCGCGTCCGCCTGTTCCAGTGAGGTCGCCATGCCCGATCTGTTGCACTTCGGCATGGATTGGCTGGCGGACAAGCTCCAGGAGCATGTGTCGCAGACGGTGACGTACCGCCGTGGCGCGAGCGAGATTGCCGTGCCTGCCACCATCGGTCGGACGTTGATGAAGCTCGCGGACGGCGAGGGTGGCGTGCGGATGGAGTGGACCGATCGTGATTTCCTGATCCGGGCCGATGCCCTCGTGATCGCGGGGAACCGGATCACACCGGAACGGGGCGACACCGTGGTCGATGCTGGCAAGGTCTACGAGGTGATGGCCCCCGGCGGGGAGCCGCCGTGGCGGGTGAGTGATCCGTTCGGCCACCTGTTGCGGATCCATGCGAAGTTCGTGGGGAACATTTGATGGCGGTAATCATCGACATCGCCGACGCGGTCGCGGCCACGCTCAACGCGGGCACGTTCAGCCAGGCGTTCACCGCCGAGCGGCATTACCTGCCGCGCTTCGAATTGCCCGACATGGCGACGTTGAGAGTCAGTGTGGTGCCGAAGGGGATCGCCAGCCAGGCCTTGGATCGCAAACGCGATCAAGTCGATTACCGCATCGACGTGGCGGTGCAGCACAAGACCGGCACCGACCTCGCAACGCTTGACGCTCTGATGAATCTGACCGAGGAGGTCGGCGACTACCTGCAGGCCACGCCGCTCGTGGGTTACCCGCAGGCCCGCTGCTTCGACATGGTCAACGAACCGATTTACGCGCCGGAACACCTCGAGGAGTTCCGGCAATTTACCAGCCTGATGACGTTCACTTACCGCGTTTGGAGGTAACTGCGATGGATTCGACACCTGTTTCCGTGAAGCCGCTTTCGCCACTGGCGAAGAACATCCTCGGCTACGCCCTCGCCTTCGCCCTGGCGTACATCGCCGCGAAGTGGGGTGTCGTCCCCGGCCCGACGCCGTCGCCGCCGGTGATCGTGATGCCGCAGGCCGCACCCGCCCTGGTGCAACCGTGATCGGCATGAATTTCGAAGCCGCCAAGCGCGGCTTCTTCGACCGGGCCCTCGTGCAGCAGAAGGTCGACAAGACCACCCGCAGGGTCTTCTCGAAGTTCGGGGCTTTCGTCCGCCAGCGGGCCAAGACCTCGATCCGCAAACGCAAGGGTGTCAGCCCGCCCGGCGGGCCGCCTTACTCGCACGTGGGCCTGTTGAAGAAGTTCCTCTTCTTCGCCTTTGATGTGAATCGGCAGAGCGTCGTCATCGGGCCGACCCTGATCCGCGAAGGGTCGACCGCTCCAAAGCTGCTGGAGCACGGCGGCGAAGGCGTGAAGCAAACGAAACAGGGTAAGAAGCCCGCCCGCTATCGGCCCCGGCCGTTCATGGGGCCGGCGTTCGCTGCGGAGCAGCCGAAGCTCGCCGGCATGTGGAAAGACTCGATCCGATAGGAGACACCGATGGCCGTCAAACTCGGGCTCGACGCCAAGCTCTACCGCAACACCGGCACGCACGGCTCGCCCACCTGGAGCGAGATCGTCAACGTCCGCGACGTGACGCTCTCCCTGGAAGCCGGCGAAGCCGATGTCACCACGCGCGGCAACAATGGCTGGCGGGCGACCGTGGCCACGCTCAAGGACGCCTCCGTCGAGTTCGAGATGGTCTGGGACACCGAGGACACCGACTTCGCCGCGATCCGCGATGCCTTCCTCAACCGGACGGCAATCCAGTTTGGCGTCATGGATGGCGACATCGCCACGGCCGGTTCGCAGGGGCTGAAGGCCTTCTGTGCGGTCACCGCCTTCAGTCGCAACGAAGCCCTCGAAGAAGCCATCACCGTCAGCGTCACCATCAAGCCCACCTACCGCACCGTCCCGGCCGAGGCACCGTCCTGGTTGGTCGTGCCGTAATCCAAGTCCCTTTCGTTCCTCAGGAGAGTTCCATGCGATGGATTTCTGTCTTCGTCTGCGCGCTCTGTTCCACCGTGGCCTTCGCGCAGTCGCCGCCGGCGGTGCGCATTGCCGGGGCCACGAACTACGCGCCGCATTCGCTGGTGAAGCTCAAGGCCGAGGGGGCCGACGCCAAGGCGGGCCTGCTCTGGCGGGTCTACCCGTCCACCAGCGTGCAGCGGGCCACCAACCCGCGGGGCGTCTTCGAGTTCGCGGCCCCGCCGGGGACTTACGAAGTCGAGTTGCTCGCCATCACCGCGGGCCCCGGGGGCGATCTCGTCATCGACGAAGCCCGGCAGACCATCACCATCGGCCCGGCGACACCCGACCCGAAACCGATCCCGACGCCGCCGAACCCCGACAACGCGAAGCCCGATCCGGCCAAGGCGCTCGGCAAGATCCGCTTCGGCAATGCGGGCTGCACGGCGACGGTGATCGGGCCACGCCGGCCCGACGGCAAGTGG